GTACAAATGCCAGATCATGGACATGGATTAAAGCCAGACGATTTGCGTAAAGCTGAAAAAGTTTTTAGTGGACACTTTCATAAAAGACAAACTCGCGGAAATATCATTTATCCAGGAAATTGTTTTCCACACAACTATGCTGATGCATGGGATGACGATCGTGGTATTACATTTTTGAAATGGGGACAAGAGCCTGAGTTTGTAAATTGGCCAGATGCTCCAAAGTATAGAACACTAAATTTATCTAAATTGATTGACAATCCTGAAGAAGTATTGTCGAATAAAACACACTGTAGGATTACCCTTGATGTAGGTATTACTTACGAAGAGGCAAATTTTATCAAGGAAACTTTCTTAAAGCAATATGATTTGAGAGAGATAAGTTTGTTGCCTAGTAAAAAAGAAGAACACGCACAAGACTGGAGTAAGGGTGCAGAGATAGAAGTAGAAAATGTAGATCAAATTGTACTTAATCAACTTACTACTATTGACAGCGAGGTTGTCAAAAATGAAGTTCTTATCTCCATCTATAATGGTTTAAATTAATATGCTGAAAATAAAAAATATATCTGTTAAAAACTTTATGAGTGTTGGCAATGTAACACAGGCTGTACACTTTGATAATCATGGGCTCACACTTGTGTTGGGTAACAATATTGATTTGGGTGGCGATGGTTCACGTAATGGTACAGGTAAAACTACTATTGTTAATGCACTGAGCTTTGCATTGTTTGGTAATGCATTATATAACATTAAAAAAGATAATCTAATCAATAAAACTAACAATAAACAGATGTTAGTTACTGTTGAGTTTGAAAAAGATGGTATGGAGTATCGTATTGAGCGAGGACGCAAACCAAATGTTTTCAAATACATGGTTAATAATATTGACAGTTCTGATGATATTACTGACGAAATGCAGGGAGAAGGTAAACTTAGCCAACATGCTATCGAAAAAGTATTAGGAATGAGCCACACAATGTTTAAGCATGTTGTGGCACTGAACACTTATACTGAACCTTTCTTGAGCATGCGAGCAAATGATCAGCGTGAAATGATTGAACAATTACTAGGTATTACACAACTTAGTGAAAAAGCTGATATTTTAAAAGAGCTTGTAAAGTATAGTAAAGATAGTATTCAAGAAGAAACATATCGTATTAAAGGTATTGAAGAAGCAAATCAACGTATTGAAAAAAGTATTTCTGACTTGGAGCGGCGTGAGCGTACTTGGCAGGAAAAACTACAATCAGATATTGAATATTTAGAACGTGAAAATGTAAACTTAAATTCAGTTGACATTGAAAAAGAACTTAAAGCACATGCTGAGTTTGAAGAATTTAACAATAAGCGTACACAAATAGATGTGTTAAACAGCGAGATTGCTAAACTTACTACTGGCATCGAGCGTGAACAAAAGCGTTTAGATAAAGCACAAAAAGACTTAGATACTACGCTGCAACACAAATGTTATGCATGTGGACAAGAGCTACATGATGATCAACACGAAAAGATTGTAGCACAAAAGACAGAATTAGTAGAAGAGTCAGTAAGACACATTACTTCTGACACTGATCAGATAAATGAATATAGAGAAGCATTAAACGAATTAGGGGGACTTGGGGCGGCTCCTTCTTTGCATTATAATACAATCAAAGAAGCATATGAGCATCAAAGTAAAATAGATTCAAACAACACTACTTTAGAGTCTAAAAAAGTAGAAGAGAATCCATATGTTGATCAAATTAAAACACTCAAAGAAACTGGACTACAAGAAGTACAGTGGGAAGAAGTTAACAGACTTACAGAGTTAAAAGATCATCAGGAATTTTTGCTAAAACTATTAACAAACAAAGATAGTTTTATTCGCAAAAAGATTATTGAACAGAACCTACAATTCCTTAACAATCGTTTAGAGTATTACATTACTAAACTTGGGTTGCCACACGAAGTGCAATTCCAAAGTGACTTAACAGTTAGTATTGTCCAACTTGGACAAGACTTAGACTTTGATAACTTATCACGTGGTGAGCGCAACAGACTTATACTAGGACTTAGTTGGGCATTTCGTGATGTATTTGAAAGTATGAATCATCCTATTAACTTGGTTTGTATTGACGAACTTGTTGATAGCGGCATGGATACTATCGGAGTTGAAAGTGCGTTAGGTGTACTTAAAAAAATGGAGAGAGAGCGTGATAAAAATATCCTGCTTATCTCGCATCGCGACGAACTTGTTGGACGGGTAAACAGTGTATTACAGGTTGTAAAGGAAAACGGATTTACAACTTATAATACTGAGGTGGAGATAGTTGACGCTTAATAATAAGCAAGATTATATTTACGAAAGAGTTGGCGAAAAAATATACAAGCGCCGGCAAGGAGACCCACCAGGTATGAGACAGCTTGTACCAACACCAGTTGACACCACAGGTAAAAAATTAAGTGTTGACATTGCGATAAAAATCAATAAACTATTAGATGACGACTCCATGGACTTATGAAGGCAAAGAAGTACAGCAACTTCCGGAAGGTTGTATAGGATTCGTCTATCTAATCACAAATACTATTAATGGCAAAAAATACATTGGCAAAAAGCTCGGGCAATTCAAAAAAACAAAACCACCGCTAAAAGGCAAAAAACGTAAACGCAGATCCACTGTTGAAAGTGATTGGCGCGATTACTGGGGCTCATCGGAACACTTACTAGAAGATATAAAAAACTTAGGCGAACAAAAATTCACAAAACAAATATTATATTATTGTACCACCAGAGGCCAATTATCATACTTAGAAGCAAAAGAACAGTTTGATAGAGAAGTATTACTAACAGATGACTATTACAATGGCATTATAAACGTCCGTGTAGGCGGATCAAAAGCTCTAAAAGAATCTTTCCAACACAATTCTCAAAAATAAACCAGCATAAGGTTGACACGCCGGCTATAATTGTGTCGCTGAATCCGTTCTGATGTGTGACGGTAAGCAAGGGCTATTCTGGTGGCCTAATTCAATACACTACCCTGTTAGTCGCAGGATGCTTAAACGTCTACCCTTTGTGTAAGAAACGTTTGTATTGTCTCAATAGTTGGTAATCTGGAAACAGTTTACAAAATGATCAAGCTCTCCTGACACTTGGAACTTGATGGGTGATATGCTGTCGTCACAGTGGCTACATATCGATACCCGTGCTGAAAAAGCAACATGTAATAGAGGTACAGCTCAACCGCCTCCCCTTTAAGGTTTGTTACTGTGATGTGGGTGATAATGACGGTTAAAGTCTATTTGTTTCTTCATGCTATGCCGTAACCAGGCATAGTGTGATTAAACTTCAGGTTAAAGTTAAAAATAATTTATTCCATTCATTATTATTAAACCATAAAAAAAATTCGATACTATTGATGTAAACAATTCAAAACGAGTAAAGCGATAGCTTTAAGAAGTTTTAATGCTCGAAGAGCATTATTAAGGACTTATAAATAACTATAACATCACCATTTGGTGATCCTTCTGAGTGAAAAAAATACCATGACATTTGAACAATTCCAAGAACAGTTTATAGACTGGACTATTAACGTTATCGAAGCAAAAAGAGATAGCGGATTTCCTATTTGCCCATTTGCCCGTAAGGCTAGGTTACAAGGCAAAATACAATTTATTGATGCCAGAGATTTATCTTTAGAAAAATTTCGAGAGTTTGATGACACAAAATACGAAATAGGTATTGCGTGGATTGAAGGGAATGATGTAGATAGTATTCCAGATATGCTTGAAGTCATGCATAAAGAAAATCCAGAATTATTATATTTTATTAGTACAAAAGATAGTGGACACTTTGCTAAAAATTTCCAGGATTGTGTGTTTATACAATTGCGTGGGGATCTTGAAGAAAAACGTGCTTACTTACACAGTACATCTTATTACGATAGTTGGCCAGAAGATTATTATAAATCAATCGTAGGCTAGCGCCTACGGGATGATGCCTTCTGATCTTCTGCTCTTTTGTTAATAACTTCAACAAAAAGCTGAATTGCAGGAACTGGCATATTCATTACATCTTCGTAACTTAAACTACCACCACTTGACAACATAACTTCAATATAGTTTTTTTCTCTATCATCATGTTGCTTTTTGTAATTTTCAATAATTTGTACAATCTCTGACGGCTGATTAGTGGCAATCAACCTGCGAAAAAATTTGACATATCAAGATCCACTTGTGCATCCCAACCATGTCCACATTCCTGACAACTTATTTTAAACATCTGATTGATACCGCTGTCGCTTAATTTCTCGACAGTTTCTTTGATCAGGTCATAATCATTTGTAGTAATGTTTGCTAACCATTCTTTAATTGTATCGTGATCAAAAACTGGCTCTTCAAGGTCAGTATCATGATTAACTTCTTCAATACAGTTTGCAATTAGCTCAAC